AAATCTTAAAAGGCTAGGCACTGGTCGTGGATACGCCACTTACTTTGAATCGTGGAACCCGGTAGAACTGACCGAACAGGATGTAGTAATTGAAAGTTTAAAACACATGTTTGTCAAACAGACATTAGACGCAAGGATTGAGCAGGCACTGCCCGTGTTAGCTCGTATACAACAACAAGGAAACGCTATGAAAGAAGCTAACATATTTGAAGCCTGGGCTGAACGCCTAGTCGAAGGAACCTGGAGCACTCCAGATACACCAGATGCCCAACAAAAATTACTGGAACTAATGAGTGCAGAATTACCAGTGGGTGCTGATGCTACCAACGCTACTGAGCAGTTGTATGATTTACTAGGCGATGATAAATTGTTTGACCTATTAGAGTCTTTGGCTCAACGAGATCCAAACGCTGACTGCCGTCAAATCATACTGGACCGCATGCAAGAACTTAGCGACCTTCCTGATGTGCGTGAGGTACTTGAACAGTTGAACATTGATGCTGATGCCACCATGAATCCTCCAGAAAGTATGCCAGCTGATTTAAGCGAGGGCGCCATGAAAGACATGCTGTGGAAAATGTGTGAATATATGGATCGGCAAGAGTTCATTGACTACTGCGTAGGCGAATGGGGATGGGATCCGGCTGAGATGGGCGAATTTTGGGATGGTATCAACGGTGAACAAGACATGGCCGAAGATGACGTAGACGATTTTTTAAATGCCGGCGGTAAAATCACTCAAGTTAAATCACAACGAGGCCCACGTCGTCCAGGATTAGGTTTGGCAAGCAAACACATTGGTGGCGGTGGCGATAGAATGAAACCCAGCCGCACAGGCCGTGGTGCCAATACACAAGGTAAACCGGTAGTTGCAGCGGAAGATGCAGTTCAATCCTTACGTCGTGCCGCTGGCCTAACTGAAGGTCGCATGCTGGATGAAGATAACTCAAAACTTGATCATATACTAGATCGTTTCAAATACGAAGTTCGCAGTTTTGAACAAGGTGGCGATTTAGACAACGATTTATATGAAGCCCTGTTTGACTACTATTACGACCTTGGTGAAATGCCTTACGGCACAGCCAAGGCACGTGATGGCGACCCGTATGAATGGGTAGCACAGAACCTAGAAAGCCATTTACGTGGTGGTGGTGTCATTGGTGGTGTTCCTGACGAAGACTACGGTCTTGAGCGCGAAAGTGTAGGCGACTATGCATCTGAAGAAATGCGTGCTCCACACAGCGTGGATGGTGGCATGGACAATGCAATCTTGTATGATGACTCCACTTGCAACATGAGTGAAGCTGGTGAAAACTGTCCAATACACGGACTTGATGAATGTTGGGCCGCCTCAACTGCACCTACTCCTGTAGCACCAATGGAAGAAAAATCACCATTGGCAGGCATATATGGTCATTCAGGCAAGATGCAAGAAGTTGGCAAGGACACCAGTTTCTTGGATCGCCTAAAAACGCTTTCTGGCATGGCAAAGTCATAAATACTCTTGCAATAAAATGTGGCGCATGCTATAATAACACATGCGCCCAACAGGCAACCCAAATAAAAAAAGTAATTTAACCAGTTTCGTAGCAAACACAATCAGTGATGTGTATAATAACACTGTAGGCAACCATTTAAGGCAACTTAAATCAATCATATTAAATCAACTCAGAAAGGCAACATAATATGGCATCCTTAGCAGAAATTAGGGCAAGACTAGCAGCATCAGAAAACAAACCAGGCAGTGGCGGATCCGGCGGCGGAGATGGATCAATTTATCCACACTGGAACATGGAAGAAGGTCAATCGGCCACACTACGCTTCCTACCAGACGGTAACACTAAAAACACATTCTTTTGGGCAGAACGGGCCATGATCCGATTGCCATTCAATGGTGTCAAAGGTGAGATGGAATCCAAACAAGTTTTTGTACAAGTACCTTGCGTGGAAATGTGGGGCGACACTTGCCCAGTGCTTACAGAAGTAAGAACCTGGTTCAAGGACAAGAGTCTTGAAGACATGGGTCGTAAGTATTGGAAGAAACGCAGTTACATTTTTCAAGGCTTTGTGCGTGAGAATCCCTTACACGATGACAAGACACCAGCCAACCCAATCCGTAGATTTATTATCGGACCTCAGATCTTTACCATCATCAAAGGTGCTTTAATGGATCCAGAATTGGAAGAGTTGCCAACAGACCTGTTGCGTGGCCTGGACTTCCGCGTCACCAAAGGCGCCAAAGGCGGTTTTGCTGACTATAACAGCAGCAAGTGGAGCAGGAAAGAAAGTGCTCTAACTGAAGTGGAACAGGCGGCTATCACTGAGCACGGCTTGTATGATCTAGGATCATTCTTGCCCAAGAAGCCAACTGACGTTGATCTCAAGATCATCAAAGAAATGTTTGAAGCCAGTGTCGATGGTCAGAGTTATGACACCGAGCGTTGGGGCAATTACTTCAGACCAGCAGGTGTAGCGGCTCCAGCAGGTGCAACACCAGCAGTGGAAACTGATGAAGATGCTCCAGCACCTGTAGCCAAACCAGCACCAGCGGTGATCAGTGAGTTTGATGACGAAGAACCAGCAGTAGCCACAGCACCAGTTGCGGCAAAAACATCCACAGACAAGGCCCAAGATATTTTGGCCATGATCCGTAGCCGTCAAAAAGCGTAAACAATGTTTTTGGAAGTAGATAGTATTATCTTCCCCGACTGCTGTGAGGTGATTCAAGTTGCCTCACAGCAATTTGTCTATCCAATTTTTAAATGTGGTCGTTCCTCGTTGACTTGGAACATGGAATCTAGAGGATGGACATTTGTGCCTGAGCAAGATATTAACAAACTTGTTACCCCAATTAAAATATTTTTGCGAGATCCTCGCGATCGCTTTCTAAGCGGTGTAAACACTTATATGCAACATTTAGCAAGAGAAGGTAATGAACTTGACCAACATACAGTATTGTATTTTGTAAATAGGTATTTGTTTTTAAACAGACACTATGCCCCACAGTTTTTTTGGCTGTTAAACCTGGCTCGATTCGCTCGTCCTGACACTTTAGTGACATTTAGTCCTATGACAGAAATCAATCAGCTAACAGACGCCAACGACCATGCTGGCATAGCACCATTGACTGACGTACTGCGAGAAAAGATTAATTCGTTTAATTGGTCAAAATTAGAACTATATCTGTACCTGGATCAAATTTTAATTGACCATATAGATAAAATCATCTCGATACAGGACTTAATAAAACATGTGCAAACCAATCACAGTGAGTTATACAAACTAGTATTTCAACCAACATTAAATATTACCAATGTATTGTCCAAGACTTGATCATTTTGTTCGATTTAATTCCAATGGCACAGTTAGCCGTTGTGGACACATGATCAATGCACCACAATATGCTTCGTTGGTAGATATGGAGGCCAGCTCTTGGCTTGCTAACACAAAAGAACTGTTTAAATTTGGTACATGGCCCGTCGAATGTGTGCGTTGCCAAGAAGTTGAACAGGAGAGCCTCGGTAGTATACGAATACACGCCATTGCGGTAGACAAACTTGAAACACAATCCGACTATTTACAAGTTGGTGGAGTATTAGATAACGTATGTAACGCTGCCTGTCAAACTTGCAATCCTGACTGTAGCACCAGAATTGGTGCGTTGTACGGAAAAACTTTTCCAATTGTAAATAACATTGATAGATTCAGAACATTACCACAGAGCCGTATTCGACACCTGGATATCAATGGTGGTGAGCCTAGTTATAGTAAAAACTACAAAAAAATATTAGCGGATCTTCCTCCCAATTTAAAAACATTGCGACTAAACACAAATTGTAATATAGTGTTAGATGAATTAACAGAGATAGCCGACCGTGGAATTGAAGTCACAGTCACAGTAAGTTGCGACGGGATTGGGTCAGTACATGAGTTCATGAGGTGGCCAATTACCTGGGATACATTTTATAAAAATCTAATGACGTATAAAACTATGCCTGTTAAATTAAATTTATGGACCACAGTAAGCGTATTAAATGTAGATGACTTGCCTAACATACAGGCATTTGCACAAGAACATGGTATTGATCACGGATATGCCTATCTTAAAATGCCTGCTGTACTGGATGTGAATAATAAAGACCAAGCCGCAATAGACATATACATACAACAGCAACAGAAGTTACGGAACATGATATGAAAATAGCAATAACTGGTCACACAGCGGGCATAGGCAAGGCATTGACCGACCAATACACAAATCAAGGACATGAAATTGTTGGGTTGAGTAAAAGAGAAGGTAATAATATTCGTAACATACCTAAAATTTGTGATCAAATTGAACCTTGCGACATGTTTATTAATAACGCACAGGCTGGCTATGCACAGACTGAACTGTTGTTTGAAATGGCTGGTCGTTGGGCCGGAACAGGCAAACACATTATGATTATATCGACCCAAATGACTCAAGACCCTACTAGTGTGTTACCAGGATTGGACATGGATCAATATAGAATACAAAAAGTTGCTTTAGAAAAAGCAGTACAACAGATACGACATCGACGTCTTGGCATAAAAATTACTCTAGTACGACCTGGTAATATTGCTACCAGTGCTGATAAAACAGTACCACCGGCTGCGGATGCGGCTAATTGGGCACACACATTGGTTGCTATTCTTGAGTTGGCCAAAGTTAACAATTTAAGAATTCCAGATATCAGTCTAGCGCCACAATGACACCGCGAGATATCCTGACAAACAAAAACTTTTGTCCCATGCCATGGACTGGATTGATGTACAATTTTGATGGCACAGTAAAAAATTGTATCCGTAGTGCAGGCACCATTGGCAATATCAAGAACGACCCAATTGCTGATATACTTACTGGACCGGTCAATACAGACACACAACAGGCCATGCTAATCAATCAACCTGGCGCCAATTGTTACACCTGTTACGATTTAGAAATAAACAAAAAAAGTTTTGATATCATCAGTGACAGGATTTTTTATATACGAGAACTCAAACATGTGCCATTGGATACCTATCAGACTGGGAATCACAATCTCCACGCCATAGATGTACGCTGGACCAATTTATGTAATTTCAGTTGTGTATATTGCAGTCCTTTGTTTAGTAGTCGGTGGGCCGATGAGCTTAAAAAAACTCAACAGTATCCTAATCAACAACAGCTGGACAATTTCAAGCAGTACATATTTGATCACGCTGGTACACTAAAACATGTGTACCTGGCTGGAGGAGAGCCCTTGTTGATGAAGGAGAATTTAGAATTGTTAGATCTGTTACAGCAGGTCAATCCCACAGTCAATCTGCGTATAAACACCAATCTAAGTAAAACCAACACTCAGATATTTGAACGGATTTGTGAATTCTCGAACGTACACTGGACTGTGAGTGTTGAGACTCAAGATAAAGAATTTGAATATATACGTTACGGTGGACGTTGGTTGGACTTTTTAGATAACTTAGACCAAATCAGACAACTCAATCACAAAATATCATTTAACATGTTATGGTTTTTATTGAACTATGATTTGGTTTTTGACTGTGTGGATTTTTTAAAAGAGTTAGGATTCCACAATAACAGTTTCGTAATCGGTGCCCTACTTGATCCAGACTACCTAAATATTAGACATCTGCCAGAAAATGTGTTAAAATTACTAAAGATGAAACTACAATCGCGCATTAACGAAAACCCAGGATATTTACTTGAGGACAGTTACAAAAATATGTTGAGCTATCTGGACCAACCATTTGAAAAAGATTTGGCTGGATCGTTTGACAAGATAAAAACAATGGATCATCGAAGAAACATCGATAGTAGTAAGATTTTTACAGAGTTATACAAATTAAAATGATCAATAAATTATATATCTCAACAGTCGAATATAACTGGAATAATGTTAATTCTATATTGATTGATAGGCATAATATAGATGAAATTATCAGTAGAACCGATATGGTAGATTGCCATACCTCGCCAGAGGATCTGTATTGTGAAAATATTAGCGTAGCATGTAACGGTGCAAATGAAATAGTACTGGTTAACATAGATGAAACCGTTATTGTTACAAACAATAATTGTTTTTTGTATGGAAGATTGTTTAATGAGTTGACAAGACATAAAAATAAAATTAAAGAGTTTGTTTGTAAAAAAGATCTTAATTTTTTAAAAAATACTCGCTCAACATCGGATCCAGTTTTATGGACCGCTGGATGTTCAATTACTACCGGAACTGGAGTTACTGCCACTGAAAGATGGGGATCATTACTGGCTAATTCTTTAAATTTAACTGAAATATCTTTGGCCCAAGAAGGTTCGTCAATTTGGTGGTCAGTTGACCAAATATTACGATCTGATATAAAACAAGGAGATATTGTAGTTTGGGGATTAACTAATGTCCCCAGAGTTGAATATAGCAATAATTGGAATTTTATCTCAACTAATGTCACAGCATACCTGCGGGTACCAAAAAAAAATCAATATTACACACTAGATTATTTTGAAAGTGAAACGCAAGTATTGTTTGCTTTGCGAGAAATTTTACAAGTTATAAATTTTTGTCAAAAAATAAAAGTAAAATTATACCTTGTCAATTTATTTGACATAGCCTGGATAGGCGTAAGATTAAGAGATTTTGAAAATTTTATCGATTTAACACAGGATTTGGTAATAAAAGGAAATACAATAGAATTTATAGATTTAGGAACAGACAATATTCATCCTGGTCCTAAACAACACCAGCAGTACGCAGAAAAAATATTTAATTTAATAAAGGAAAGTAATTATGGGAAAACCATTTGATGTAAGTAAATTTAGAAGAGATATTACCAAAAGTATTGACGGTCTCAGCATTGGATTCAACGATCCTACTGACTGGATCAGCACAGGTAACTTTGCCTTGAACTATTTGATCAGCGGAGATTTCAATAGAGGTATTCCATTGGGCAAGGTAACTGTGTTTGCTGGTGAGTCAGGTGCAGGCAAGAGTTATATCTGTTCTGGCAACATAGTCAAGAACGCACAGGATCAAGGCATCTTTGTTATCCTGGTTGATACAGAAAATGCCTTGGACGAAGATTGGCTCAAGCGATTGAACGTGGACACCAGTGAAGAGAAACTGCTCAAGTTGAACATGAGCATGATTGACGATGTAGCCAAAGCTATCTCCACATTCATGAGTGACTACAAGGCCCTGCCAGACGGCGAGCGAATGAAAGTGTTATGGGTGATTGACAGCCTGGGCATGATGCTGACACCCACAGATGTGAACCAATTTGATGCAGGTGAAATGAAAGGTGACCTGGGTCGTAAGCCCAAAGCACTCACAGCCTTGGTGCGTAACTGTGTCAATATGTTTGGTAGTTACAATGTGGGCTTGGTCTGTACCAATCACACATACGCCAGCCAAGACATGTTTGATCCAGATGACAAGATATCAGGCGGACAAGGATTTATCTATGCGTCAAGTATCGTGGTTGCCATGAAGAAAATGAAACTCAAAGAAGACGAAGATGGTAACAAGATCTCAGAAGTTATGGGTATCCGGGCTGGCTGTAAGGTAATGAAGACTCGTTATGCCAAGCCGTTTGAAGGCATGCAGGTCAAGATTCCATACGAAACAGGAATGAATCCTTACTCAGGTCTGACTGACTTGGCTGAGAAAAAAGGCCTATTAAAGAAAGACGGCAATAGACTGATGTTTGTTACGTCAGATGGCGAAATCATCAAACAGTTCCGCAAGGCCTGGGAATCAAACGAAGCTGGCTGTCTTGACAAGGTCATGTCAGACTTTGTAAATCAGAAAGAAACGGTAAGTACTGAAGAAACTGCAACGGAGGAATAAAAATGAGTATCGAATTAAGTCGAGAAATTTGGAGTGAATTAAAACGCTATATTAATCAGGTCGATCGTGACGAAGCTGCTGAAACATTTGTATCTGTGTTAATTGACAATGACGGAGCCGCGGATGAAATTAAATCAGTGTTTAAAACTGATCCAGATATCAAACGTGCCTTGGTCAGTTATCTTAAAGATCATGCCGTCGAAGAAGACGACGAAGATCTGCATGACGACGAGGATGACGAGTACGAAAATTATTGATAATCAATATTATTGTTCACAAAAATTTTGGTGGATGACAGTTGAACCGGAAAGACGTTCTATTGCTTCTTGTTGTGCAGCTACACCTGAAAAAATAGATCTATCTTGGTTGCGTAATAATCCAGGACAACTGTTTAATATTCCCAATCTACAACGTGAACGACAACAGATGTTAGATAATCAATTGGTCGCAAGTTGTGAAGACACTTGCTGGAAGGCTGAACGAGCTGGATTACCAAGTCGTCGTACCAAAATGTTGTCAGACTCCCGCACTCATTTGGATGTAAAGGCTACTCCAACTACTCTGCATATTAACTTAGGTAGTGATTGTAATTTAACTTGTAGCTATTGCACCAAACAATATAGTACAGCTTGGTTGCGTGATATAAACACAAACGGACCGTACCTGGATGAAAATCGTTTTCAAATTAACACCAATGACCGTATTGTTTTAAAATTAGGACAGACTGCAATCAAATCTAGCCCAGGATATCAATTAATTATAGATGAAATACGCAATATTAATACAGCCGATCAAATTGTGATTACAGGTGGGGAACCGTTCCTATACAACGGACTAGAACAATTGGTTACCAGTTTACCTCAACCGGTTAATATATTTACAGGACTTGGTGTTGATTCCAAACGGTTAAAACGAATTCTTGACGCATTACCTGGCACAGTAACCTTTACAGTCAGTGCTGAAAATATAGATAAACTATATGAATTTAATAGATACGGAAATACTTGGAATAATTTTTTAAAAAATTTAGAATTGATACAACAAAAATTTAACTACAGATTTTGTACGGTAGTCAGCAATTTAACCATACATAGTTTAGCAAAGTTTCGAGAACAGTTTGGCACCAAGCAAGATTTAGTTAATTTATGTACCGATCCAGATTACTTGAGTGCCAGTGTATTAGACCCAGAAAGTAAACTACTATATCAATCAACTATGTCAGATTTACTAGATACCATTTCAGTAGAATACACGCTAGAGCAAAAACAAAAGTTATGTAAATATCTGTCCAGGTTTGTTGAAATTAGAAATTTAGATTTGCAAATTTTCCCTGCACATTTTATTAATTGGCTCAATGAGTAATAACTTATCAAAGGAACAGACAAATGTGGTATAGTCGAGTCGTTTCAGATCTTGGTGCGATTCCTGACTTCATAAGCTATTATGAACAGGAATTGCTGTCAGCCAAAAAGGAATGCCAAGTGGGCGGTCTGGTTGAAAAAAACATAACCAATTTGCCCGGTATTACCGAACACAGATTCAATCAACTGCAAGAGATTGAAGCTGTGCTCAATTATCTCAACATACAGTTGAGAAAGATCCGTCGTAAACACTTCCAAAAGTACCTGGAAGGATATGCCCGTGCTTTGACCAGCCGAGACGCTGAAAAGTACGTAGACGGGGAAGACGAAGTCATTGACTTTGAAACCTTGATCAACGAGGTAGCTTTATTACGCAATAAATTTTTAGGCATAATTAAAGCATTCGAGAGTAAGAATTTTATGCTCGGGCATGTGGTACGCCTTAGAGCAGCCGGAATGGAGGATATACAAGTATGACATTTTCAAGCGCACAACAGAGTCACCAGCATAGCCAATATGTACTAAACCAACTGTACGAGTACGATGACTTTATGTCTAGTATTAACACCCTGGTTGATTTAGGATGCGGTAAAGGACTGGATCTAGAGTGGTGGGCAACCAGGACCACAAGAGATGACAATCCTGAACCGTTAAATATCAAATGCATAGGCATGGATCAATTTGATGAATTTCCAATGGTGGACACATACTCCAACGTGAGTTATTATAAAAGTGACTTTGAAACACCCATGCGGTTGTGTCACGACAGTTTGGAATATGATGTATTATGGAGCCATGACAGTTTTCAATACTGCGTAAACCCCTTGGGCACTTTGGCCAATTGGTGGCAGGTGGCCAGTGAAGGTGCCATGCTCTACATTGGTGTTCCGCAGACTACCAATCTGTTCCGTGGAAAACAAGATTTTACACAGGCACCTGGATGCTATTATCACCATACCATGGTCAGTCTCATTCACATGTTGGCTGTGTCAGGTTGGGATTGTCGAGCTGGATTCTTTCAAAAAGACATACAGGATCCCTGGATCCATGCTGTAGTTTATAAAAGCAAAATTGCACCGCAGGATCCTAAAACAACCACTTGGTATCAATTGGCTGAACAGGGACTCGTACCTGAAAGTGCTGAACGTAGTGTACAGTCCAATGGATTTCTCAAACAGCAAGACTTGGTAGTAGCCTGGCTGGATAAAAGTTTACAGTATATGGGGCATCAGTAATGAAGACCGAACGTCAATGGGGATATTACTGTGTGCTACACGAAGTAGCTGGCACCAAAGTAAAAGAACTCACAGTCATGCCCGGTAAAAGCCTCAGTATGCAACGTCATTTTCGACGAGCAGAACACTGGCATGTATCCGAAGGTCGATGCATGATTGACTTAGGTGATCATGAACAAACCAGAGAATTACACGAATTCCAACATATACCAGTGGGCCAATGGCACAGATTGTACAATCCTTTTGATGTGCCATGTCGTGTAGTAGAAATACAATATGGTGAAGCCTGCGACGAAGACGATATTGAAAGACGCGAATAACCCTACACTAAGTAGGGTTTTTTATGGTTGACCACAAATGCGTTTTAGGGTATAATAGCTTTATGAAATCAGGTGCTATAGACCTTGTAGTTACGGAGTGTTGTTTTTATGCAACACTGCAAAAACCGTAAAATACAGTGGTTGACCAGAAATACACCATTTGTTATAATAGTAGTATAGTAACTAAACAGGAGCAGAAAATTGAGTAAAGTCAATATTAAAAACGGAATATACCGTAATCAACCAGTAAGAGATGTAGCATTTACCCTAGTAAAAGGTTTACAGACTGGTACCAAAGGTAGTTTTGTAACAGTAGACAGTGATGGTTATTTTGGCCCAGATTTTGACGTAGTTCGGGTCAAGGTAGACAGCATTGAAGATGTAGAGTTTGTAGGAGGAGACACAGCAACAGCCGTTCCAGTAGTTAAAACAGTCGCTCCTGTAGAGACTGACGACGAAGTAATGGCCCGTATCGGCGAACGCTTCGATATCTTGGATCAAATGACCAAGGCCACCATTGCTGGCGATGTTAGAGCAATGATCGTGGTTGGGCCTCCTGGAGTTGGCAAGAGTTACGGAGTAGAAAAACAACTAGAACAGTCAGGTCTTTTTGACAAGTTGGCTGGACGTAGAATCAAGTATGAAATTATCAAGGGTGCAATGACCCCGATTGGGTTATACTGTACCTTGTACAAGAGTTCGGATCCATGTAATGTGTTGGTATTCGATGACTGTGACAGCGTTTTCCAAGATGACCTGAGCTTGAATATTCTCAAAGCGGCCCTGGATTCGGGCAAGAAGCGTAGGATTTATTGGAATAGCGATAGTGCCATGCTAAGACGTGAAGGTGTTCCTGACTGTTTTGACTTCAAAGGTGCCTGTATCTTTATCACCAACTTGCAGTTCCAGAATCTCAAAAGCAAGAAGCTACAAGACCATTTGGCGGCCCTGCAGAGTCGTTGTCACTTTCTGGATCTTACCTTGAACACGCAACGTGACAGATTCTTGCGTATCAAACAGATCTTCCGTAAAGGCGACTTGTTCCAGGACTATGATTTCACACCCGAACAAGGTGAAGAGATACTAGCATTCATGGATGCTAACAAGAACCGCTTGAGAGAAATGAGCCTGCGTATGGCACTCAAGATTGCAGACTTGACCAAGGTATCCAGCACCAACTGGAAGGCACTTGCGGCATCAACATGTATGAACAATGCATAACCGGTAGCTCCTGGACAGTAGCAATACTGTCCATTTTACAACAGGCACTTAGGTGCCTGTTTTTTTGACTTTGTCGTGCTAAGTATGCTATACTAACACAATGAGAACAGCTACGATAATCATACGTGATGAAGTCAACGTCAAGATAGAAGGTTTAGAACTTGATGCTCGCCGTGCCTTGGTAAACGCATTCAAATACGATGTTCCAGGCGCCAGATATCTTCCTGCAGTTAGACTAGGCCGATGGGATGGCAAGGTCAGTTACTTCCAATTAGGCGGTAGCAGTTATGTAAACCTACTGCCCGAGATTATCCCTATTTTAGAAAAGTTTAACTATGACATTGAACTGGATGACCAAAGAGAGTATAGCACTACATTTGAATTCCAAGAGGTAACAGAAAGTACATTCAGTCATATTGCATGGGGCAAAGGTCACCCCATGGAAGGCCAGCCCATGGTCATGCGTGACTACCAAGTGGAAGTGATCAATAATTTTTTATCCAATCCACAATGCATACAGGAAATAGCCACTGGTGCTGGTAAGACTGTTATCACAGCCGCACTAAGTAATGCCGTAGCACCACATGGGCGTACCATCATTATTGTTCCAAACAAAAGTCTGGTTACGCAAACCGAAAAAGACTACATCAACATGCAACAGGATGTGGGTGTGTTTTTTGGAGACCGCAAAGAGTTTGGTCGCCAGCATACCATCTGTACTTGGCAAAGCCTGAATGTGCTATTAAAGAATACCAAGAACAGCGTGGGCGATGTCACCATACAAGAGTTCCTGGAAGATGTAGTATGTGTTATCGTTGACGAAGTACACATGGCCAAGGCCGACGCATTGAAAACCTTGTTGACTGGTGTCATGAGCCGTGTGCCATTGCGCTGGGGACTCACAGGAACTGTGCCCAAGGAACCCTACGAATTTCAAGCACTAAAGTGTAGTCTTGGTCCAGTTATCAATCAGCTCAGTGCCAGCGAACTACAGGATCGTGGTGTGTTGGCACAGTGCCATGTGAATGTGGTACAGTTGGTAGACCATGCTGAGTTTACCAACTACCAAAGCGAACTGAAGTTCTTGTTAGAAGAACCCGATCGCTTAAAGACCATGGCTGGCCTGATAGCACAGGTAAACGCAACAGGCAATACACTAGTCTTGGTAGACCGTGTGGCCGCAGGACATGCTCTAGCCGCGCTGTTGGGCGAAGCGGCAGTGTTTGTATCAGGAGCAACCAAAGCAAAGGCGAGACAAGATGAATACGATGAGATTAGCGTCAGTAGTGGTAAGATTATTATTGCTACCTATGGCATTGCTGCTGTTGGTATCAATATTCCTAGGATATTCAATCTTGTGCTTATTGAACCGGGTAAATCCTTTGTCCGTGTTATCCAATCGATCGGGCGGGGTATTCGCAAGGCCGAAGACAAAGACCACGTGGAAATCTGGGACGTGACCAGCACTTGCAAGTTTGCCAAACGACACTTGACCAAACGCAAAGCATTTTATAAGGAAGCCAGCTATCCATTCACCCAAGAAAAACTGGAATGGAAATGACAACGGTGTACTCGCTAGGGTGCAGTTTCATGAGTACAGACACTCGCTGGCCTGACCAACCCAGTTTCCTGGATCAGTATGCCGACCATCGCGGATGGCAACATGTGAGTCTAGCCAGACCTGGAGCCACCAACTTCTGCATACATCTACAGATAGAACGTGCCATACAGGATCATGCTGATTATGTCATAGTGGGTGCAACCAGTAGTGACCGTATCGACGTCGCGGGCAAGGCCTACAGTCAAAACTTGCCCATCAGATTGGATCTAATCCACTACAGAAATTATCATGCCGCTAGTGAACAATGGGTCAATGCCGCACAGGCCTGCATCATAAGTGACACACTCAACAACGTGATCGAGCACAGCTATACCGATTTAGATAGCACAACAAAAGACACTGTGAAACAATACCTGCGTGATGTACACAACTTTGACATAGAAGATCGACGCAACTATTATATCATTCGAGACGGACTACGCGAACTTGATCGTGCTGGTATTCCGTATTTGTTTATTCCAGGCCCGTTGTTCTATTTTGATTGGTCGGGATTCCCAGTCTGGCAAGGCACACAACCTTGGGACATGCCCGATGGCGTTGGAACCAGAATCATCAATCATAACCCACCCACTGCACACAAGAAATTTTTTGATCTGCTTGTTCAACAAACTGCTAAATGGGCTTGACTTTTACCTTTAATTACTGTAATATACAACTATGCAAATACTAACCTTAGACAACACAGCATTCGATCTTGATCATCTTCCTGAAGAAGTGGATGATATGAGATTTGCCATTCTGGACAATTCAAATCCACAAGATCCAGATTATCATTACATTCCGCTAATCTTTTTAGAAAGCTTCAATGCTCCTGCCCTGGTATTAAGAATTGGCGACAATAGAATACGCATGCCTGTGGATTGGCAGATCCTGATTGGAGAACCTGACCTGGGTGACCTGGAAGTGTTACCACTTACTGCCATCAATGATAGAGGATTCAAGGCATTCCAGTTCAATCCACTTACCAGTTTCCGTCCCAGCTTTTTGGATATTGAAATTGTGGATGTGTATCAAGAGATGGCCTGGTATGCTCCTAAACTAAAAAACGGACAGATGTTGTGTGTGCCAGTTAGTGAAGGTGACAGACCCGACTGTGTGTACTTTGTCAAAGACATCAGTCGTAACTGTGAAATTGTAGATTATAACAAGGCTTGGTAACATGGGTACACTTACACCTGGAGTAAAATACATATACGAACGCAATGGCGATACTGTGTATGCTAGAGAGTTTGGTGCAGATCCCGGCACAAGAAAAGAAATAGGTTGGGATTTTGATCCTAACAATCCCGGCAGACATGAACGCCAAGAAATGCTGAATGCGCTAAGAGATGATCAGCTATGGCATAAAATTAGGTTAGAAGCTCGAGACAATATCACATTACAAGATGCATTGGATCGTGTAGTAGAACTATATCATTTGAGTAAAGACGATGGACAAACTTAGTATTGGCAATGAAATGGCCCAGTTTGATTCAAAGAATCGATTATTCTTTGATGAGCTCACTGATGAAGAACGCAAAAAGTTCAGTCCATTCCTGATGATACGCTACGGCAGTTCAGTGTCGGGCAGTCGAGACCTACAGGAGTTTTACTTGATTGCCACTAACGAACGCTTGAACAAAAAGTTCTTTGCTGTGAATACTGCCCAGCATAAAAAACTACAGTGGTTAATGGCCACCACAGTGAGTCCTGGACTGGGCAACTTTAGACACAACTGGATTGCACCCAAAAAGAAAGAACCCGGTGCAGGTAGTATGCGCAAACAGTTAGCCGACTTATTTCCACATTTAAAAGATGATGAACTAGCGTTATTGGCGCAGATAACTACCAAGAAAGAAATTGATATATACTTACGAGAATTAGGACAGGAGAAAACAAAATGATGGGATTTTTTAAAAAGAAACCGGTAGCACAGTTTCCCGAACACAAAGCAATCGTATTTGGCGGATGGCGCTATGCTCCACAACCAGACATCACGGCATTTGAAATGGCTTTGTTGGCACCGGTGTTTGGCTCGGTCATGCACAGACAAGATATCAAACCTTATATAGAACAAAACAACCTAACCAGACACTTCCAACCGCAGGGCGAATGAACACTTGTCAGTACTGTAAAAAAGACTTTGTGAAAGAAGCAAGCCTGGCTGTACACAGTTGCGAGCCACGTCGCCGTAGGCAAGAACAAAACGAAGCTGGAGTCAGATTGGGATTCCAGGCCTATCTCAAGTTCTATGAACTCACACAAGGTTCAGCACGTCTCAAAACATTTGATGACTTTTGTGAAAGCGCCTATTACCGTGCCTTTGTAAAGTTTGGCCGCTACTGTGTAGATATTCGTGCAGTCAATCCAGCAAGATTTGTGGAATGGGTGCTCAAACAAAATAAAAAGATTGATCATTGGTGTCGCGACACCGTATACACTGAATATCTAATAGGTTATTTACAAGTAGAAAATGTCAATGATGCCCTGGCTCGTGCCATGGAGTTTGGACTAGACTGGAATGAGAAGACTGGCAATCCACCTGAACATTGTCTCCGTTATGGCAATACCAACAGCATGGTGTATGCTGTCACAACTGGACGAGTGAGCCCTTGGGTAATCTACAACAGTGATTCGGGTCAAAAATTCCTAGGTGAACTAGATGCCACACAGGTGGCCATGATATGGCCCTACATTGATGCGGACATATGGCAGAAAAAATTTCGGGACTATCCAGCAGATCAAGAGTATGCTAGAGATATATTACAAAAGGCCGGTTGGTAATGAGCGCAGATATTGATTTAGACTTTGCTGACAGAGAACAAGTTTTAAAACTTATCAAGGCCACACCAGCACATCAAGTGCACCAGGGACAGATACGCCGACACAACTCGGGTGTGTATGTCACAGACATACCGTACAATCCTATCAACCAGTGTGCTGCTATAGATTATGAAACAGCAGAAACACGTGGATACTTTAAAATAGATCTATTAAACATGACAGTGTATCAACTGATCAAGAGTCCAGAACATTATCAAGCCATGTTAGATCAATCTCCAGATTGGCAACGTCTTTGGACGGATACGGATTGGGCACAGCAACTGGTGCATGTGGGCAATTACACAGAGTTATTAAACACTATGAGACCAGACTCGATACCTAGAATGGCTGCATTTATTAGTATTATTCGTCCTGGCAAAGCTCACTTACAAAACAAGCCCTGGACAGAAGTATTTGAATCAGTTTGGGATGGTGATGATTCTCGAGGATTTGTTTTTAAAAAAGCCCATGCTATTGGCTATGCGGCACTAGTAGCATTACACATTAACTTGCTCAGTCAAGACGTCGTACCAGCGTGATCGATTTACGCTTGGATTTTTTACGGGCCATTTCAAGTAAACTACAAACAGGCCCATGTAGTACAGCTAAATCTTTGTTGATAAAAGTGCGTAAGGTGGGTCTGAACTGATCCCATTCTGTTTTAAGGAATATGTTGATGGGTATACTCCTGTTGCTTTCCCACCACCAAATGTTTGCCAATTCTAAAAAACGCCGTTTATCTTCAAGATCCAGTATGCTACCAAAATCGTAAATTGTAGTCACAATTTCATCTTGATTTTGTATGATTCCTACGTATTCTGTAGTGGCGTAAACACAGAGGGAAATAAACGGGTACTTGTCAGCGAGCTTTGTAAAGATATCGTTACCCATAAATATTATATAATAAATTGATCACGAGATATTTACCAAAAAT